CTGCTTGGATGTTAGAAATCGGAAAAATATCGAAACAAAATGTTAAAAATTTAGAAGGTATTCTTGGAATGATTGTTGGAAGAAGAGGAATTAAGGATAGAGATGATATTCAACAAGATATTTTAAGAGAGACTGTTACAGGCAATGAACCTATTTTTGGACAAGCTCCCGTTCAAATGTTGCCAGAAGAGATAGACGAAATATATGAAAGTGGAATTATGGCTATGGCAAACGGTGGCAGAATAGGTTTTGCTGATGGACCCATGGATCCAAAAAGAAGATTATTTTTAAAATTAATGGGAGGTATCATGTCTTTACCTTTCATACCTAAATTTATGAAACAAGCAGATGTTGTTAAACCTGTGGTTAAAGTTGCGGGTAGCTCTACTAAAATGCCAGACTGGTTTCCTGATATGATAAATAAAGTTATGTTTGGTGGCACTGGTAAAAAAGTAGATGCAGACTTAACAATATATGAACCAAAAGAATTACCAGGAATAACTATAGGTAGACACGATGATGGTAGAGTTTTTGTAGAGGGCACAAACGAATATGGAAAAGGTTACAAAATTGAATATGAGCCACCAGGATATGAATTACTAGATGAAAAAACAGGTAAATCGGTACAAACACGAGGTGAGTTTATTGCTGAAGAAGAGGTGCCTGTTAATGTAGATCCTGACGGTAACGCCGATTTTGACGTAGAAGTTCTTGAGGATTTAGATCAAATCATGGGTTCAGATACAAGACGTATGGAAGAATTTGCAACAGGTAAAAAAGTTAAACAAGTGAAACAAGGCGAATACGATATTGGAGTAGCTGAGGCTAGAGCAGAACAAGCAGCTGATGAGGCTGCAGAACTAGAGGCATTTGATGAAATTGACTAAAACAATACCCCCTAAATCAGGACCGCAGTCTGAGGGGTTGCTTATTAATTACAATACTGTTAAACCTGTGAAACTGGAGAAAATAAATGGCAGACATAGACAAATCTCTTCCAAACGTAGAGCAAGAGATAAAAGTACCATCACCTGAAGAAATAGAAATTGCTCAAGAAGAAAAACAGCAAGAAGTTAATGAGCAAGGTGAACCTGTAGAAATTACAGAAAACGAAGATGGTTCTGTAGATGTAAATTATGATCCATCAATAGCTTCTGTTGAAGGCGAAGTAAATCACTACGATAATTTAGCAGAACATTTACCAGATGATGTTTTAGGTAGATTAGGTTCAACGCTTTTTCAAAACTATCAAGACTACAAAAATTCTAGAAAAGACTGGGAAAGATCTTACAGAGAAGGTTTAGATCTTTTAGGGTTTAAATATGATAATAGAACAGAACCGTTTCAAGGTGCGAGCGGTGCAACACATCCTGTGTTAGCAGAAGCTGTCACACAGTTTCAAGCTTTAGCATATAAAGAATTATTACCTGCAGATGGCCCTGTAAGAACCTCTATTTTAGGAATACCAACTCCAGAAAAAGAACAACAAGCTCAAAGAGTAAAAGATTTCATGAACTATCAAATTATGGAAAAGATGAAAGACTACGAACCAGATTTTGATTCGCTATTATTTCATTTACCATTAGCTGGTTCAGCTTTTAAAAAAGTGTACTACGATGAGACAAGCCAAATGGCTTGCTCAAAATTTGTTCCCGCAGATGATTTGATTGTCCCGTATACTGCTACCTCATTAGAAGATGCGGAGTCGATCATTCATCGGGTTCAAATATCTGAAAACGAATTAAGAAAACAACAAGTCGCTGGTTTTTATAGAGATGTAGATTTGAAACCAGGACCTGTTAACGAAACGGAAGTTGAGAAAAAAGAACGAGAGCTTGAAGGTGCAAGCAAAGGCAGAGACGAAGATGTTTTTAATTTATTAGAGTGTCATGTTCATTTAGATCTAGAGGGATTTGAAGACATGGGTCAAGACGGTGAACCTACAGGAATTAAACTTCCGTATGTTGTAACCGTAGAAGAAAATTCTAGAGAAGTTCTATCAATCAAAAGAAATTATGAAATAGGAGATGTTAACAAAAATAAAATCGACTATTTCGTACACTTTAAATTTTTACCAGGACTTGGGTTTTATGGTTTTGGTTTAATACACATGATTGGTGGATTATCAAGAACAGCAACTTCTGCACTAAGACAATTGTTAGATGCAGGAACATTATCAAACCTACCGGCAGGATTTAAACAAAGAGGAATTAGAATCAGAGATGATGCACAATCTATTCAACCAGGTGAATTTAGAGACGTAGATGCACCGGGTGGCAATATTAGAGATTCATTCATGATGCTTCCTTTTAAGGAACCATCACAAACTTTATTACAGCTTATGGGCGTCGTAGTACAAGCAGGTCAAAGATTCGCTTCAATAGCAGACTTGCAAGTAGGTGAGGGTAATCAACAAGCGGCAGTGGGTACGACAGTAGCCTTGTTGGAGAGAGGTAGCAGAACAATGTCTGCTATTCACAAAAGAATTTATGCAGCCCTTAAACAAGAATTTAAATTGATGGCAAGAGTTTTCAAGTTATATCTACCACAAGAATATCCTTATGATGTTGTTGGCGGTCAAAGAATGATCAAACAAATGGACTTTGACGACAGAGTAGATATATTGCCAGTTGCAGATCCAAACATATTTTCTCAGACACAGCGTATTTCCCTCGCACAGTCGGAGCTGCAGCTGGCAACATCCAATCCACAAATACACAATTTGTATCAAGCATACAGACACATGTATGAAGCTTTGGGTGTAAAAGATATTGATAAAATTTTAAAACGACCACCTATTCCCGCACCAAAGGACCCAGCGTTAGAGCACATCGATGCTCTCGCTGGGCGTCCGTTCCAAGCTTTTCCTGGTCAAGACCACAGAGCACATATAACTTCTCATTTAAATTTTATGGCGACTAATATGGCTAGAAATAATCCGATGGTTATGGCTTCTCTTGAAAAAAATTGTTTTGAACACATTTCTTTAATGGCTCAAGAACAAGTAGAAATAGAATTTAGAGAAGAGATGCAACAATTAATGTCACTACAACAAAATCCTCAAGCTGCAATGAATCCACAAATACAAATGCAGGCAAAAATGACTTCAGAAAAAATAGAGGCAAGAAAAGCAACTTTAATTGCTGACATGATGGAAGAATTTATGAAAGAAGAAAAGAAAATTACGTCTCAATTTGATAACGATCCAATTGCAAAACTAAGATCTAGAGAATTAGATCTTCAAGCACAAGAAAATGCTAGAAAAAAACAAGAAGGAGAGGAAAGATTAAATCTTGACAGAATGAGAGCGATGATGAATCAAGAAAATCAAGACGAAAAACTAGAACAAAATGAAGAATTAGCAAAATTAAGAGCAAATACTTCGATTGAAAAAACAATTTTATCAAAAACACTACCAAATGCTAAAGATATGGGCGCTGGAAGTGTAATAATTAAGAAAGGAGACTAAAAATGTCGACAAAAAAAGAAAAAAAGGTTAAAAAAGTTATGAAGGAGTTTAAAAAAGGTAAACTCAAAATAGGAAAAAGCGATAAGAAGGTAAAAAATCGTAAACAAGCTATTGCGATTGCACTTTCTAAAGCTGGAATAGATAAAAGGAGCTAAAATGGCAGAAGAAAACAAAAAAAACCTGAACCATGAAATGTTTACGAACAAAGATGGTTATGTTGAAGGTGGAAAAGAGATCGAAATGACAAATCCATCTGAAACACAAGAAGCAGAGGTTCAAGGTCAAGGAAATATCTTAGGCGAGAAGAAAAGAAAAGCTAAGTGGTATTAATTTTAAACCGTGTTAGACGATAAAGTTCACGTTTTTGAAAATTACCTCTCAAAAGAAGCTTGTGAAAGATATTTAAAAAAAATAAAAGACATAGGTTATCGAGATAAACTTGCGAGTTGGGAAGAAAGAACAACAGACATATCAGATGATCCCATAGCAGAGACTGTAAGACATTTTCTTAATAATAGGTTTTATATAAATTTAGAACTTGATCAGGTACAGACACAAAACTGGCATATTAATAGCTATGGTCCATTACATAAGCATGATCGTGATGGAAGGCAAAATACTGTATTTAACAGTCTTATTTACTTAAATGATGATTTTGAAGGTGGTGAATTTATTACTTCAACAGGCTTTGTATTAAAACCTAAACAAGGCATGCTGACATTTTTTAACGGATCTAAGATAATACACGGGACTCGAAGAACTCTATCCAAAGACAGAAAGACTTTGATTTTCTGGTGGAAATAGGTATATTTAAGTATGTGGATACAAGCAATTAAATTAGCAGCGCAAGCTGGCTCAAAAATTTACGCTAACAGACAAAAAGCAAAGATGGCTATGTCTGAAGCACAATTATTACATGCTGAAAAACAAGCCCGGGGTGAGGAAGCTTACCAAGGTAAATTGTTAGAAGCTAGACAATCAGACTGGAAGGACGAAGCCGTCCTTATAATATTGTCAACTCCTGTAGCGGTGTTGGCCTGGGCAGTCGTAAGTGACGACCCAACAGCGATGGACAAAGTAAAATTATTTTTTGAAATGTTCTCACAACTACCGTCATGGTTTACAAACCTGTGGATCCTTGTCGTGGCGAGTATTTATGGTATTAAGGGCACACAGATATTTAGAAACGGAGGAAAAAAATAATGGCAAACAGAAGATTTAATACACAAACTAGAAAAGCAGCCATGGGTGGCGGCATGATGAAAAGAGGCATGTATAAAAAAGGAAGTTTTCCTGACATGTCAGGTGATGGTAAAATTACTAAAAAAGATATTTTAATTGCAAGAGGTGTAATTAAAAAACCAAAAGGAAAAAAAGATGGCAAAGTTATGTCCAAAAGGAAAAGCAGCAGCAAAAAGAAAGTTTAAGGTTTATCCTTCAGCTTATGCTAACATGTATGCTTCAGGAGTTTGCTCGGGTAAAATAACACCAGGCGGTAAAAAGAATAGAGCGAAAGCTGCTAAAGGTGGTCTGCAAATGGCAGGCATGGCCCGAAAGAAAAGATGCGGCTAACATGGGACTGCGTAAATGGGTAAAACAGAACTGGGTAGATATTGCCAACAAAAAATCGGATGGCTCATATCCAAAGTGTGGCCGTTCCAAGGGAGAGAAGCGAAAAAATTATCCAAAATGCGTGCCCATTGCAAAAGCAAGAGCGATGTCCAAAGGGCAGCGTGCGGGTGCCGTAAGAAGAAAACAAGCAGTAGCTAATACAGGACCTAAACCATCAAGAGCAGCAACATTTGCAAAAAGAAAGAAAGCATCCACTGGTGGACGTCAATATATTGGCCCAGCAATCAAAAGTAATTACGCTGGAACTACATTAAGTAATAAATCATCACTAAAATATTATGGTGATTTATTAAAAGGTTTTAAGTAATGAATAATTATAACAGAGAAGAATATTCAAAAGGTACAATGCCAGCAAGAAATAAAAAGAACTTCAGGCCTACAAAGGCTGGAGCAGGTATGACAAGAGCCGGTGTCAAAGCCTACAGAAGAATGAATCCCGGTTCTAAACTAAAAACAGCCGTGACTGGAAAAGTGAAGCCAGGATCAAAAGCTGCCAAACGCAGAAAATCTTTCTGTGCAAGATCACTAGGACAAATGAAAAAATTCCCTAAAGCAGCAAAAGATCCAAACTCACGTCTACGTCAGGCTAGAAGGAGATGGAAATGTTAAAGAAAAAAAGAACTATCAAAAAGGTAGTAAAAGCTTTAAAGAAAGCATCTAAAGCACATGCTGGTCAAGCTAAAATGCTAAAGGGAGTTATCAATGGCAAGAAGAGATCCTAAAGTAGGCACTGGTAAAAAACCGAAAGGTTCTGGGAGGAGACTTTATACTGATGAGAATCCTAGAGACACTGTATCAATTAAGTTTGCGACCCCTACAGATGCTCGTAAAACTGTGGCAAAAGTTAAACGAATCAGCAAGCCATACGCGAGAAAAATACAAATCCTTACCGTTGGTGAACAGAGAGCCAAGGTTATGGGTAAGGCAAAGGTGGCAAGCATATTTAAAAAAGGTAAAGAATCAATTAGGAAAGGGAGGAAAACGTGATAGGTAAACAAATATTAGAAGCTCTTAAGAAAAGATACGAAGCGCAAGTCGCTGAAGGCTTTGCAACAATCAATATTTATCTTCAACGCCCTGTTGGGATTGGTGAACACCCTCAACATTTGGAAGAGATAGATAAACTATTAGATAAAATTAAAGAAGCAGAAGAAAAACTTTCTTTAATTAACAAAGGAGAGTGGACCAAATAATGCAAGAACTAGAACTAATAACTAAAATACAAAGACAACTAAAACAACTCTATCAAAATATTGGAGACAGTATGATTAGTGGAGGTGTTGACAATATGGAAAAATATAAATATATGTTAGGACAGGCACATGCCTACCAATATATTTCACAGGAAATCTCTAACCTGCTAAATAAAAAGGAGCAAAAAAATGAGCAAGGAACAGTTATCGATCTCGAAAAACGAGGTCCCAAAGCATAAAAACGCTTTGGAAGAAAAGTATAAAGAACAAAAAGTTGAGTCTGTTAAAGAGGCAAAAAGAATAGATGAAACTAATGTTGGATCAATTAAAGATGAATTACCACAACCATCTGGTTGGAGGCTTTTAGTTTTACCTTTTACACCAAAAGAAAAAACTAAAGGTGGTATCATTATCGCACAAGAATCTTTAGACAAAGCACGAATTGCTACAAATTGTGGTTATGTTGTAAAGATGGGACCAATGGCATATGGAGATAAAGAAAAATTTCCAACTGGCCCTTGGTGTAAACAAGGAGATTGGGTGATTTTTGCAAGATATGCAGGATCACGATTACCAATAGAAGGCGGTGAAGTCCGTCTTTTAAACGACGACGAGGTTTTGGGTACAATAAAAGATCCAGAATCTGTGTTGCATTACATTTAACATAGGAGAGGACTATGCAAGAAGAAGAAAACAAGAAACAAGAACCTATGGTTGATATAGATACTTCTGGTCCAGGGGCTGACGTTGAGTTACCTGAAGAAAAACCAGAAGCAGAAGTGGAAACTAAGGAAGACTCTAGTCCCGCGCCACAAGAAGCAGAGGAACCTAGAGAAGAGAAAGCAGAAGGCAGCGACGCGCAGCCAGAAACTAAACAGGAAGAGAAGCCTGAACAGAAGAAAGAAGAATTAGAGACGTACAGTAAGGACGTGCAAAGAAGAATTGCTAAGCTTACAAAAAAATGGAGAGAGGCACAAAGACAAGCCGATGAAGCTTTATCTTTTGCTAAAAACCAAAAAG